TGTCACTAGCTTTTAAAAAATAAAAACCAGATATATGACCATTCCAATGTGTATGTAATGTATGATGACCACCTCCACTTTTAGCAAATTCCTGTACCCACATTTCTGTAGTAAATAATTGATGACCAGACATATCAAAACCCATTTCTAAAAGTAAGTTATGTGAGGTTGCTCCAATATAATCTGTTAATACTTTAAAATTAGTATCTCCAATTAAAGTTGTAGAGTGATAAACACTACCTAGATCCCCTTTAGTTTTATTTGTTTTGTTTTTTTTATCTATACTAGGCTGCATATTTTTTCTAGCTTCATCAATATATTTATCGGAAGCTTTATCTATTTCACTAACAAATTCTGGTGCATCACCAAACCAAATAGGACATTTAAAATATTCTTCTCTGTTTAACTGTTGAGGGTAAGTTATTGGTTGTGGTTTTTTAATTCTTTTCTTTTTCTTTTTCATATTTCTCCTTTATCTTTTTTTATAATCAAATGCTATGCTTATCCGTGGGTTATTTTTTAAAACTTCTTTTGGTGGAAAAACTAATTCATGTAATAAATTTGGGTTAAATATTTGAATGCTATTTTGATAACCCAATATTATTATTTCTTTATTATTTTTTTTAATATATGTGCCATATTGATAACTTGGGTTTTCTACATAATAAACAATAGCTAATGCAGATGTTTTATGTGTATGTAAAAAATATTCTGAATCATTGTTTATGTAATTTGCCCAACATCTATATAGTTCATATTTTCCTATGGACTCAACTGTTTTACTAATTTTTTTCTTTAAACTATTCCAATGTTTTCCTTTTAATCTTGTGTGTAAATCAGGTTGAGTTTGATATTTTACAGTATTATCTTTAGAATAATCATTTTCTTTTATCTCTTTTATAATATCTTTTTTTATTTCTAATCTATTTAAATCTTTAAGATAATTTTTTTCTGTATAAAAATTTTCTTTTTCCCAGCTATACTTAATTAAACTCATTTAAAAGGCCATCCAAGGTTCCAGATTACTAAACTGTGTCTAACACCACTTTTGACCGGTTTAACTCTATGCCATACATCAGAAGGAAATACAACTAAAGAACCTTTAGATCTTATTTCTTTTAATACATGGGTATTTGCTTTTTTATCTGGATCATGATTTCTCATATCAAATTCTAATTCACCACCTTTATATTCTTTGTCACTAGATAAAGATAAAGTTACAGATAATTTTCTTTGTTTACCATGACTTGGTGTGTTGGGTTGATTATAAGGTCTATCCCAACTGTCACAATGCCAATCATAGTACTGGCCTTTTTTATATTTTGTAAATTGACAAGACTCAGAAAAGTCCCATTGAAAATTCCAATTAGCATCTTTGTTAGCTGCATGTATATAAGGATGAATTGCATTATAAATCCAACGTTCGTTTAACCAAACTATATCTGAATCTCTTTTCTTTTTTAAATCTTGTACTTCTTTTTTATTTAATTTTTTATCACCATAACCACCTGTAACTGCCATTTGATCTTGTATAGATTTTGCATAACGCACAATATCATCACACACATGATGAGGTATGGCATCTTTAAACCAGTAATAATAATTCTGTAATTGCATATGTCTTTATAAAGACAATATAAAATAATATTAAGTAACTGTCAAGTTTCCTGAAACTGTAAAGGTTGCAGTTTTTGCTCCACAAGGAGCTGTTGCAGTTGCATTACTTCCTGGAGACACTGATAGAGAAGAAGAACTTGGAGTTCTAATTATTACAATACCATCACCGCCTGCTCCACCTCTAGCTCCACCTCCACCACCTGTACCTGCTGTTCCAGATTCTGCAGAGCTTCCACTTAAAACACTTCCACGTCCACCTCCACCAAAACCACCAGAAGCTGGTGAACCTGGGTTATGGTCTGAACTACCACCACCTCCACCACCAAAATATCTTAAAGATCCACTTGGACCTGGAGTTCCAACACTTGGAGAAGGATTAATTGCTGTACCTGCTCCATCACCACCTGCACCACCCTGAGTTCCACCACCAGGACTTCCAGCATCAGTAGCTCCACCACCACCACCACCGGCTCTACCTGGAGCACCACCACCACCTGCAGTACCTTGGGGAGGAGAAGTTGGAGGAGTATTACCTGCTCCAGGAGTTTGTGGGTGACCTCCTGTAGGTCCACCTCCACCACCACCTGATCCACCTGCTGCAGCGGCTCCAACACAACCGTTTGATCCATGACCACCACCAGTAGCTACAATCTCTAATGGAGTACTGGGTGCAAAAACTGTATTAACACCATTAGCGGGTGCAGCTCCACCAGCACCAATAGAAATAGCATAAACCCCACTTTCTAATGTTATACCAGCTACACTTGAACCTAGAGGAGAAACTGTATAACAACCTGTATTTGCTCCACCTGATTCTCTAAAACCACCAGCTCCACCACCTCCACCAAATAATCCTTGACCACCACCACCACCGGCAACGATCATATAATCTGATGCATATAAATTTATTACTGTTCCATCAGGCCATGTTCCTGCTCTCTGAGCAGAATATTGTGATTGCATTGACCACACACCACTTGCTTTGTTTAATTCTTTTACGATAATTCTTCCTGATCCACCCGCAGCACCAGCAGCACCACTTCCTGATCCACCACCGCCGCCTCCAGTGTTAGCAGTTCCTGCAGCACCACCTGCTCCACCACCGCCAGCTCCACCACCGCCTGATCCAGCTGCTCCACCTGTACTACTACCTCGGCCACCACCTCCACCTGCATAAACTGTACAAGTAATATTATCTGTTTTTCCAGCTCCACCAGCTCCACCAGTTGGTCCTGAAGGTGCATTTCCACCTACTGCTCCAGCTCCACCACCGCCACCACCAGCGCAACCTCCAGAAGGTCCACCAGCTCCACCATTATTTCCTTGACAGGCAGTTCCAGATCCTACAGCACCAGTTGAACTTGCACCGCCTCCTGAACCACCAGGAGCACCAGCTCCGTTAGGATGAAAACCTCCGCCACCACCACCTATTGAGGTAGATAAAACAGTTCCACAAGTTATACCAAAAGTAGAATTAATACCAGAATTTCCTATTGTTGAAGCTGGTCTAGTTGCTCCACCAGCACCAATAGTTGCTGTGTAAGGTGAGTTTCCACAAACATTTATTTGTTCATCAACAAAACCACCTGCTCCACCTCCACCACCAGAAGGACCAGAACCACTAGCTCCTCCAGCAATATTTATAACTTGAGCAACTGCAGTTCCTGGTTGTGTTGTAATTACGCCTGTTGATGTTTTATTCGTAACTTTGCATTTACCAAAAGAAGTTTTATTACTTACTCCTAATATCCCGCCGTTTTGTGAGCTGTTTGAAGGGCTCGCCATATCTTAGTTCTCCTTATGCGGATACCCAAGCTAGTGCTGATGCATCCCAATTATATTTTGTAGGTGTTTCTGATTCGTCGTTTGATTTTGTTGCTTCCCAACCTGTTGTGTTGTCAGCATTGTATTTTGTTTCGTTCCAAGAAATTATATATCTAACATCACCTTCTTCTGTAATTGTTGGATAAGTAATTGGTGCTTGCCAATCGTCACTTGAATCTAATGACCATGAAGCATGAGGTTGTTGTGCTAAAAATTTATCTTTTACAGGATCATAAATCATTCCAATACCTGCATACATTTTTCTAAAATTATTATTGTAAGAAGTTTGTTTCCAAATTCCACCTTTAAAAAAATTAATACACCATGTTTCACCATCTTGGTGCATGTCTGAAGGAACACAGTCGTTTCCTACAACTACTACTCTTTCAACTACTTGATGAGTATCTGATGTGTGTCCTGTTGGATCTACTTTTGTTTTTAGTTCTGCGAAATGTGCCATATTATTACTCCTTAAAGTTTATTTATATAATTTTTTATCTCTAGTGTCAATTATTGAAATTTGTATCTTATTATAACAATTCCAGAACCACCATTAGCACCAGCTATTGGATAATTAGTATTATTAGGACCACCACCGCCACCACCAGTATTTGCAGTTCCTGCAACTCCAATACTTCCATCTGCTTGTCCTATTCCACCACCACCACCAACGCCACCAACATTAGCAGCTGGGGCAGGTGTTGTACCTGAAGTAACTCCATCTGAAGCTCCACCACCACCAAAAAAATAATATGAACCAGAACTTTCACCTGATGTACCAAAAGCATTAGGAAATCCACCACCAGCTCCACCAGCTGCAATAGCAGGACCAGCATTTGTACCAGCACCTATAAAACCTCCACCTGAACCACCACCACCATCTGGAGCAGATCCTGGTCTAGCACCACCAATCATACCTTGTGCTGGACTTACTGGAGGAGTATTACCTGCACCAGCAGTTTTGTTTAAACCACCACCTGATGCTCCACCACCTGATCCTCCTGAGTTACCTGGTCCACCGCCACCACCATGATAACCACCAGCACCACCGCCAGTTGCTGTTAAACCTAAACCACTTGAATCTGTACCTCTTCTTGTACCAGGATTTGGTTGCGGACCTGTTTGCCCTACATCACCAGCACCTACTACAATTGAATATGCTTGAGCTGTTAATGTTACTGCAGCAACGCACGCTGTTCTTGGAGAACTTGGTCCTGCATTTGTATAAGTTGTTGCAGAAGCTCTAACACCACCTGCACCTCCACCTCCTGGTGCATTACCATTACCACTACCACTTGATCCAGCTCCAGCTACAATTAAATAATCGGCTTTACTAAATACATCTGGTTGATTTACTGCTGCTTGTGTAACAGTAAATGTTCCAGAAGATGTAAATGTATGTACTTTAAAATTTGTATCAACAGTTGTAATTG